AGCTGCTGGAGAAGCCGTTGTTCAAAACTGCAGCGGCTTTAACCTGCTTGGTGTAAGCCATGCCACGAGCCAGAGCCTTGGTATAACGAGCCGAAAGGCTGTCATACAGGTTGTCTTCGATTGCTTCTTCAGTAAGGGAAAACCCTAATGCAATCGTTTCGTGGTTATAGCGGGCAGTCCATGCCTCTTGACCGTTGTCATAAGCGATGGCAGAACCTTCGTTTTTGACAGGGGCGGCTGAGAAGCCAGACAGTTTGGTTTCCTCTTCAAAGGAACGCTCAGAGGTTTCAGTTTCGAAAATCTCTTTGTGCTCTTCTCCGTAGGTAGCGTACTCCAGACCAAACAATGCATTAAGGCCCGGGAGCAACTCTTTCAGTAGTTGTGCGCGTGAAATAGCCATTTGTTATGCTCCTTAAGCGATACCAAGCGGGTTGTTGTAAGCATGACCGCCAGAAGGTACACCATCTCCATCAACGGAGGGAGCGTTAAACTTCACGATCACTTCGGGAAATATAACGTTACCGCTAGATACGTAAGAAGTATCAGGAATAACATCTATAATCCGAACTGGTTTAGTTTTGGCAGTTCCGGTTGTTGCATTAATAGCAATAGCGGAATTACCAGTAGTTGTAGAACCAGTATTTTGAACCAGATCAGCGTTTGATCCGATTGCGCTGTACTGAATTCCTGTTACAACGGTTGTACCAGAAACTACAACAACCTTAAACAGTTGATCGGGATCATCAGCAACAATGGCGTTAATGAACGTACCAGTCGGGGGAGTGATACCACCCGGATAATACTGTTGGAAACGCAGTTGTTTGCTTGTAGGATCCGTATAAGTGCAGCCTAGGAAAACACCCGCAAAACCCGTAGACGGGCCAGTGGAGGTTTCGTCAGCCAACACAATCGTTCCATCAGTGGTCAGTTTTACCGTGTCCCCGTAGAAGATTGCCGTGGCATAAGCACTAGCAATACGACGATAACGGGTAGCACCGGCAAATACCTGACCGCCAATCAGATTGATTGGCAACAAACCATACGGTTTGTCAATGGTAGGATAAGCCATTTAAAACTCCTTAAAAGTTATTTGCCTTTACCAAACGACGTTGTAGACCGCTTCTCATTGAAAAGGGGCATACGAGCATCGCTCTCTCTCATAAAGTTACTGTCCACAGCCGCCATGTTGTCTCGGGTCGTTTTGGAGTAGTACTCCTTACGTTGTTCCATAAACTCAGACGGTATTTTGCAGAGCAGCAATCCTGCAATTTCAATGTTGTCCTTAAACCGACTATTGGCATCGGTAAGAAACTTAAACTTGGGTTGTTCTTCAATGCGTACAGGTTCCCAACCTTCTCTTAGTTTGGCAGAGACGTTTTTGGCGTCCTGTTGACCCATTGAAGCAACACGAATCCAACGGTAAGAATATCCCGGCTGTTTATCTGGCTCCGGCAATGCAGAAGCAGGTTGCCATGCTTTGGGACGTTCTACTTCAGAGCGAGTTTCAAGTTCGCGCGCAAGTCTGTTTTCAGCCATTTTGATTCTCCAGTCTCATTTTTTCCTTTGCATATTGCTCAGGGGTTAAGTTAAATCTTTTTGCAAGTGCTAACTCACTTTGTTTCAGCACAACTTTTTTGGGGGATGTGCTGCGAGACGCCGGAGCGACTACTGTGGCTGGTTTTTCAGTGCGCGCAACGGGCTTGCCGCCCCCGTTGGTCGTTTCTACCCCGAACTCTTCGGGGAATTTTTCACGCATCGTTTTGTCGATGCGCTGATAATACTCATCGGTTGTTGCATAAGATGGACCGTGTGTGGTGGTCAACTCCTCATGCAGCCCGAGAGCCATCGCGGTCATGACGCGATTTGGACCAAACCAAGGATTCCGCTCTTGCCACGAAATAGCCTTGGGGTCTGGTTTTTCAACCAGAGTCCGTTGATCTGGCACGTTATTTACAGGAGTTTCTGGCTCTTGTAAAGGGGGTCTGTAACTTTTAATTTGCTGAAGTCGGTAGTTTGCCTCTCCCAATTTGGACTGAGCCTCTACGATTCGGTCAGAATCTCCAGACTCATAGGCTTCCTTATAAGCCCGTTTGGCAATCTCCATCTCCATTTCAACAGCACTTTTGGCCGTATCTATGAAAGACTTTTCGCCTTCAGTAAGGCGAGACTTCAGCCGTTTATTCTCTTCAAATAGACGTTGCGCTAGGGTAAGAGCCTCTTGCTGTTCCCGCATCGCAGCATCTTTTGCTCGTCGCTCATCATGGTAGACCTTCTTCATCTGCTTGAGTCGAGCCTTAACTTTGTCGGAGTATTCCTCCAACTCGTCAGCATCTAACTCTTCCACCATGTGTTTGGGCATCGGTTCACGCCCACGATCCTCTTCAGGGGTGTCGTCCTGAATTTCTATGTCAATATCGGGTTTACCCTTAGTTTCTACTTCTTTTTGTTGCGTTGCAACATTATCTTTTTCAACGGGTGTTACATCCCGTTCCTCTCCTTCAATTTCAAATTCAAAATCATCTTTTTTCTGAGCTTCTGCCATGACTTACTCCTATTTGCGAGAAATTCCACGGGGGTCTTCTACCACTCCCTCGACGGAATCATCGTTGATGATGCGAAATTCACGACCATGAATCTTTAGTCGCGTACCTGCGTGGGGGCGCACGAGAATAAAGTCCCCTTCTTTACACCAAGGACCGCTTGGAAAGCGATTTGGATCTTTGTAGCAATCCGGTCCCATCCTTACGACAAACAACACCGTGGTCAGAAGTTCTTCATGTTGAAGAGTTAAATCTGACTTCAAAAGCCCAGAATCGTAGGTTTCTTCAATTTCTGGAACTGTGCAGAGAATCCGATACCCAGACGGATCCGGTAACTGTTTGGCTTTGCGCTCCGGTGTATCAGGTAGCGTACTAACTGCACCTTCTTCTGTAGCGATGGCGATCTCACTCATCGTCTTTTTCCATCCTTTTCTTGAGGTCTGAAACTATGGCCTCTGCGCGCAGCAGACCTCGGATCTGCCCACAAAGGTTTTGATACCCTGCATAGTCAACGGCTTTGCCGCGACTAAGTTCTTCTTGAATAGCGTTTATTTCTTCACTGATTTTGGTCAGTAAAAAATCAACTGCGTCCACTATTGACTACCTCCTTGAGGTGGTTTTTTGGAAATACGCATTAGTTCTTTACCCATGTCAACTCTCATCTTGCTCTCATCCGTTACAGACTTAGACATGAGAGATGCTTGAGCTTGCCGTTCTTGTGCCGCAATCCTCTCGCGCTCAATGTCCTGTTGCTGCATCTTGAGTTGTGCATCGGTCTGATCTTTGACAACTTTGCGTTCCAGATCTTTACCCTTGATAGCAAGTTCTTGCATTTGCATCTGGATGATCGGATCTTGCGCCTGAGCCTGTGCTTGCTGCTGGGCCATAGCCGCACGGTTTTGCTGAACCAACTGAACTGCAGCCTTGGCAACTAACCTAGATAGTGCTGCCTCCATATCTTCAGATAGCGGCTCGTCCTCGTCCTTATTGTCCATAAGCGGTATCGGCGCACCTACCTGTTGCTCGATCATGTTCCGATACTGATAGCCATAGTGCTCCATGATGTGAGCTTGCAGTGCTGCCATTACTTGTTGGCCTACCGGATTTTGTCCAATGATCTGCATCGTCATCGGATCTTGCATAAACGCTTGATGAGTAGCGATATGCGCTTGATGATCTTGATAAGAAAAAGCCTTAAGCGGCTTGCCTTTAAACACATCCATGTTTTCGGATACAGGATCTCTAGGCTTCTGGTCATCCTGAGTCGGCACCAGCTTTTGAACGTTCTTAATCCCTAAGACCTCTAACATCTGACGGTGCAAATAGGGCATGTCATATAGCTGCGGAGCGGTTTGCGCTAACTGCAATACAGCCTGATACTGAACCACCTTTTGCGACATAGTTGCCGCATTGGGGTCCGATACCGGTATGACTTCCACTTGATCATAATCAGAACGCTTAGCCCGAGGACTTCCATCTTCCGGCTGATAGTCATAAGACTCAGGCGTGTAATCACGAATAATGATTTTTAGAAGCCTAAACTCCTGCTTCATCGCGTAGTGGATGCGAGCCTGAACAGCACTCATTACCTTGAGCGTTCTCTCCAGTATTGCCAGCGTCGTCCCGACAGGGGACTGAGCACTCATGTCGGATACCTTCAGATCCGCTGCACTAGCGAACCTACGACCTTCTTCAACGATGGTGCCCAGTAAGGAGTACAACACCTGCGACGGCTCCTTATATGGGAGCGTCATGATGTTGTCTTTAATAGTGCCAGAGGCTACGTCTACGTCCCTAAACTCTGCTGGAGAGATCGGCGTGTCGTCGCCCTTAACCCGTAAGCCCTTGGTCTTAAAGCCGCCCGGTAGGTTGGACAGAGTACCAGCATCAACAAGTTGACGGATAAGAGAGGTACCAGACTTAGCAAAAGCACCAATGAGATGAATAAGCCCAAAACAATAAAAGCCAAAACCCGGAATGTATCCATAGTGAACAAAGTGATTGCGTTTTTGTCTGGTCGAATCTTCAGGGTTCCAATTGCGACGGATGGCTAAAACTGTATGTGTTTGTTTTTCGATAGTAACAACGTAAGGCAACGCAATACCCGTTGGCTCGCCATCCTCGTCCTTGTCCTCGTACCCCGGAAGGTCCAAGTCCACATGCATCTCAAGGATCTTGTACCGCTCATCGGTTGAGGCACGGAAGCCCATCTTCTCAGCAATCTTCTTCTCAACCTCATCAAACGTATCCTGTGGATCAGGCAACTCAACGTCACAATAAAAACCAGCTACCTGAAGTTTCTTTAACTCATTAGGTGTCTTTCTCATCACGTGCGTAACACGCGACGAGGACTGCAGATCGGATGCTCCATACGGCACCACAATGTCTTCAGCAGGAACAAATAAACTAACCTGCCGCTCAAGACTTGGGTCGTAATACACCTTCTTAAACGCATTACCCGACAGCCCCAGCCCCCACAGCATGCGCTCGTGCTCAGGTCTGTACTCGGTCATGACATCTGTTAGCTGATAGTTCATGTCATCTTGAACACGAACTGCTGCATCACGCTTTTCTGGAGTCTCCTTACCGATGATCTGTGTCCGCACTGGCCCCTTGGCAGGGAAGGTCTCCATCATAGTTTCTGCTTGGAACTTAACTAGGGCTTCACTTAATAGCGGGTGATATACACCACAAGCACCCGGCCAAGGCTCCGTGCGGTCCTCAACCTTCATGCCCAGCAGTTCTAACCCATCAACGTAGGTCTGTATCCAGTCCTTGCGACTACTAATGTCATCTTCAAACTCACCAATCAGATCGCCACACAACTCGGTGAGTGCGCCCTCATCCATCTCTTCGGCAAGGTTGGCATTAAAATCATCGCCTTCTTTGTCCGGCTCAATCTCTATCTCAAGCCCACCCATATTAATTTTTACTGACTCCGGGTCTTCGATCTCAATCTCGATGCTTGGCTCAGCCATCATCAGATCTCCATCCGCAAGTCCTAACGGGGCTTGGTTTAATGCCTTGTCAATTGCCATAATTTATCCTTAGTAATAAGCCTCTCGGCGTCGGAAGTACGGAATCTCATCCTCTTCGTCCAACGCGGAGCGAATATACCCACCCTTACGGAACCGCATCAACGCAAGGGACACACTGTCTACGTAGTCATCATGCTCCCCCGACGGGAAGGATGCAACCTCGTCTATAACTTCCTCGGCCCACTGAGTACCCGGAGCCCATACCCGTTTAGAGGCAAATAAGTCTGAAACGGCGTTCAGTCGGCTGATTTTGTCGTTACCTTTATTGGGCGTGAACTCCTGCACCGGAACACCCATTGAACGAAGCTCATAAATTAAAGGCGCTCCAGAGGCTTTTTTCTCAATGATCACTGAGTCTGGCTCCCAGTCTTTCATCTGCTCAAGGGCACGACGCTTTAACTCTGGAAACTCCATCCGATCCCTAAATGCATTTAATAAAATTATATTTGTCTGCGATATACCTGCATCGTCATCGTGATAAAACACGCCCCACGTCGTACATGCAGAATAATCGGCCCTATTATTCTTCTCAAAGGCCGTATCCCAAGACTGCAGTATAAAATCGCAATGCGGCGGGTCTTCTTTTTCCCAAATTTGCCACCATTCTCGCTTCACAATAGCACTGGACTCTGATACTGGGTTTTGCTGGTACTGAGCCTGCCATTTTGAATTTGGAAGTTCAGTTTTTAGTGCTTGAAGTTCTTTTAAACTCCAAAATTCCGGCCAAAGTGGGTTGCCAGATGGCAATAATGCTGGAAACTCAATAACTTCCCAGCCTTCACCCCCTCTTTGAGCTTCTGCTTTAAGCACTTGACCGGTAAGATCCCGCTTACTCCACCTCGTCATCACTATAACGATGCCACCACCCGGCTGCAGACGCTGCCGTGGACCTGATGTGTACCACTCGTAGGTTTTGTCGTAGATATCTGGGTTGATTTCAGCTAAAGCTGCTTCTTGTTCCGAATGAGGGTCGTCAATAATGAGCAAATCCGCGCCCTTACCAGTGACTGCGCCCCCCACACCAATAGCAAAATAGTCTCCGCCCTTGTTTGTGGCCCAGCGCCCAGCCGCTTTAGAGTCAGCTTGTAGTCCAACACCCGGAAAAACTGACGTATAGACTTCTTGGTCAACCAAGTTCCTCACTTTCCGGCCAAATCCAACCGCTAATTCGGCTGTATGTGACGTTTGAATCACTTTTTTATGGGGAAAATTACCTAAAAACCAAGCTGGAAGCAGATATGAGGCAAATTCTGACTTAGTGTGCCGGGGTGGCATGTTGATAATTAGCCGTTTTAACTCACCTTTTGCCACGCGCTCAAAGGCCCGGGCCATGCGCTTGTGGTGCGCACCTTCTATGAAGTGCGGCCAAACCTTTTTTACAAAGTGCATGAAGTTATTTGCAGCATCTTCACGCTCTTTTATTACCTCAAGCCGGTCCAACTCTTGCAAAAGATTGCGTAGTTGGGCTTCTGGCAGGGTATGCAGGTTATTCAGAATGCTCTGAACTTCGCTCTGGCTTATCTGCACTGTCGTCCCCTGACTCAACCTCCCGTACTTGGGTCTCAATTAACCCAAGCTCTTCCTCCGCATTAGGTTTTACATCTTCTACGTTGCTAGTATTAGTTAATAAAAGACGTTTTAATTTATCTTCAATTGCTTTTTTAAGATCATCACTAGTTTTATGGGTAACCGTAATCTCGGATTTTTCAGTAAACGCCCCGATGTCTGACATTTTTCCTAAGAGCTCTATCGCTCTTAGCTCATGTTTGGTATCTCCGCAGGCAGATAAATCCAGTAGACGGTTCATAATATAGGTTCGGGCCTGTGCCGCATCTGTAACAATGAGCTTGTCGTACTCAGACAACAAAGCTGAAAGCCGAACCGCAACGGGGGCTTTATATAAATCTTGTGGATTGTTTTGATTTTTCTTAGTTGTATCAACAGAACGGAACAATGATTGTGCTTTCTTCTCGTCTTCTTCCGTCATCTCAAAGGGCAACCCCAACTCCGACATCAACGAAGCAGTAGAGGCAGCAATCCTAGCGTTTTCAGAAAACGAAGAGGCAACCTGATCTTCATAGGAATCAGGTAAGGGGACATTACTGTCCGGTACAACAGTAATAGACATGGGTTCCGTAGCTTTTTGTGGCTCAGATCTGGCCGAATGTATCCACAAGTTTTATAGATGTAAAGGAAAAAATATATACCCCCGGGGGGTGCGAAATCAAAAAAGCAAGGGGGGTGTTTCGCTAGTGAAGAGGGTGGGGGTGAGTGTAGACTAACTTTGATGGGGGTGGGGGGTTTCAAAAGTTGCGTGTCGAACGTGCAAACTAATGTGTATGTGTCGGTCTAGCAACATTGGCGATTTTTGGGGGGTTGGTGCTGGGTGGGGTCGGCCCTGGCGGTTTCGGTTGCTGGGCGGCCAAGCGTAAAAAAACCCAGGCCGCGCGGCCTGGGCTGTTGCTGGGTGTTGCTGGGTTAAATATTGAAGCTGGTCTTCAGGTCAGCGTCACTGATGCCATGATCTGCCCAGGTGCGCTTTTTCTCTAAGCCCATGGCCGCGAGTTCCTCGGCCTCTTTCTGCTCGGCATAAGCAAAGTCGGCCTCGCCTGCCAGGATATCCAGCGCGGCCTGGAGCGTGTCCGAGTCGGTGCACTTGTTGGCGGCCTCTTTGACTTGACTGCGGAGCGCGCGGAGTGCCTCGCCGTTCGCTTTGTTTTCTTCGCTGGTCCTTTCTACCAGGACAGTCTCAAGGTCTTTGAGGGTCTTTTTCAGGTCTTTGCTGGTTGGGTTTTTTGCCAGGGCCGAGTAGGTCTGCTCGATCTTTTGGCGTAGCTGATCGGGGCCGGTGTTGGCGTGCTTGGCGAGTAACTCGGCCTTTTTTGCCTCGCGTTCGGCCTTGCGCTTTTGGGCTATCGGGTTTTCCGATTCGGGCGTAATGATCTCAATTTCAAATAAGTCCTCAAGTCGGCCCTTAAAGCGGTCCCATGCCTTGTCGGCGGCGGCTGAAGTCTTGCCCTGATTCTGACTCATCCAGCCCTCTTTCCAATCGCCCATAAGGGTCGTGTATTGCAAGCGCGTACACTTTGCGCCCAGGGCGCGCGAGTAGTCCTCTAGGATCTCTACGGCTAGCTGGTCCTGCTTGGCCCAGGCCGCGCCTGCTTTCTTGGCGGCGGCGTGTTGCTCAGGCGATACGGCCTCCAGGGCTGATGCAATCGCGTTTTTTTGTGGTGCGTTCATAGTTTCCTCTTTGGTTGGTTTTGGGGGTTATCCCCTGGACAATCGGACCCCGTGTCTAACTGTCCAGCCTCAATTATACCCTTTCCCTATGATTCAAGGGAATCAAAGTCTATCCGGCCCAGCAATACCCAGCCAGGAGGGAGGGAACGGTCATACCAACGCGGGAGGCACGATTTGCCGTAATTCCTTTGCGTTTGTATTGTTCGAGTCGCTCTTAATGTTCTACTTGATTGTTCCCTCGGGAAGCCGCATAAGACCTAGATTGTTCTAATGTTCCGACTTTTTCGGAAAGTATGAGGCTTAGCGCAGAAAATTTTGCTTTGATCAAGGCTCCCCGCAAGTGCAATCAGGGACAGCACGACCTCTCGCGAGAATGTATTTATTCATTCATTTTTTAGAACATTCGGTACAATACAATCAATTTCCGTACAATGGCGTCTACAAGCCATTCTATTGTTCGAATATCCCCCCTCTCACTACGAACATTTCAAGAACAATTCGTACATTACCCACCAAATAGCACCCCTTTCACCCCGCTCCCTGTATTTATCGCCCCAATCCAGAGCCACTAACTTGACTTTGTAAAGTTTCTATGGTACAATATGAGAGTGGGAATTCGCCTATTTGATTTGTTCGTACTTTGTAATGTTCTTGAACATTACGCCCACAAAACTCGAACATTACGACATGTTGTCCAAATGTTCTTAACCACAACCAAACCAAGAGGAAATTATTGCCATGCCAATCAAACCCAAACCACGCCGCAACATGTGGTGCACCCGTTGCCATATCAATGGTGTCGGTAAGAAACGAGCCGCCTACGGGCACACAGTCTGCCAATCATGCGGTCAAGAGCAAGCAGAAGAGGAACGCCTGTCATGGTGTGTCGTGCCCATGCACAAGAGCAATTACTTCTTTTGCACCAACAAAGCCGATTTAGTAGGCATCAATCAAAAAGGGGGTTTGGTCAAATGAGCAAGATGAAACGCTTCTACGAAGAACTTTTGGACACAGAGTCCGATTGTTACGCAGGGTCGGAGTGGACAGGGGCTAAGCAAGCAGAGCCGGTCAAGAAGAACATTAGTTGGGATTCGTTCCCCCGCACGCCTGATCTGTACTCAGATATGAAAGATCACATCCAAGACTTAGAAGCCGAGAACACCCGACTGCGGTACGAGGTTGCGATGCTCAAGGCACAACGCAACGCAACAATGGGGAGAGCCAAGTGATAGATAAAACCGAGATCCCCAAGATAAAAGTCGGGCGGTTTCTGAAGTACGACCTGACGGGGCTGAAGTTTGGACACCTGACCGCGCTCAGAGAAATGCGGGGGCGGGATGACTACAACCGCATCCGATGGGTATGCAAGTGCGCGTGCGAGAAGGAAGTCAAAGTACCGACTGCCTATCTATTGAATGGGCATAGCGAGTCCTGTGGGTGCTTTGGGGTGAACAACCTGACGGGCAAGCGGTTCGGGCGGCTGACGGTGATGGGACTCTCAAGCGTTCGCGCGGATACCCCCGTTCGCTTGTGGAATTG